TCAGCGTCGATGTCAAGGCGATCATCTCGTCCCTGACGACCGACGCCGACGGTTCGGCTGGTGACCTGATCGTTCCGCAGCGCATCCCGGGCATTGTTCAGCCGGCCCTTCGCCAGCTGACCATCCGCGACCTGCTGACCCCGGGCCGCACCTCGAACAACTCAATCCAGTATGTTCGCGAGTCTGGCTTCACCAACTCGGCGGCCACCGTCACGGAAACCGCCGGCACGGCCAAGGCCCAGTCCGAGATCAAGTTTGACGTTGTCAACGGCAGCGTCACCACGATCGCTCACTGGGTCCACGCCACCCGGCAGATCATGGACGACGTTCCGATGCTGCAGTCCTACATCGACGGCCGCCTGCGCTACGGCCTGGCCTACGTCGAGGACAACCAGCTCAACCTGGCCGTCGTCACCTCGCCGACCTTCCTGGACGTTCTCCGCGCTGCCATGCTCCAGGCGGCTCTGGCGAACATCCCGCCGTCGGGCATCGTCCTGAACCCGACCGACTGGTTCAAGATCGAGACCACCAAGGACAGCGCCGGCGCCTACATCATCGGCAACCCCGCGGACGGCACCCAGCCGCGCGTCTGGGGCCTGCCGATCGTTCAGACCCCGGCCATGACCGTCGACAAGTTCCTGGTCGGCGCGTTCCGGGACGGCGCTCAGATCTTCGACCGGATGGACGCCACGGTCGAAATCTCGACCGAGGACGACCAGAACTTCCGCAAGAACCTGGTCACCATCCTGGCCGAGCAACGCCTCGCTCTGGCGGTTTACAACACCCTCGCCTTCGTCAAGGGTGACTTCTCGGATCAGGTCACCGACCTGACTTCGTAAGAAGTGGGATAGGCCTCGGCTTCGGCCGGGGCCTCTTTCCCTGAACGGCCCGGTGGGCCGGTCTGGCAAGGAGGCCTAACTATGAAACTCAAAGCTACCGACACTCTTCACATCTCGTCTGTGGGTCCGGACAACATGGCTCCGGGCACCGAGTTCGAAGTCGCGGACGACATCGGCCGGTCGTTGGTCGACCGAGGCCTGGCGAAGGCGATCAAAGCCGAAGCCCCGGTCGAAAACAAGATGGACACTGCCCCGGTCAATAAGGCCGCCCCAACCCGAAAGGCAAAATGATGGCCCGCGCTACCCACGCTTCTGCAGCCGGTCGGACCTACGCCGCCCGTCGCGCCGCTAGCCGCGGGGCATACGCCGCGGACAACGTTCCTGTTTGTTCGGTGGCCCCGGCTATCACGGGCACGACCACGGAGGGCGAGACCCTGACCTGCTCGACCGGCACCTGGTCCCGGACGCCGGACGCCTACGCCTACCAGTGGAGCCGCAGTGGCAATGCGATCATCGGCGCTACGGCGTCCACCAGGGTCCTGGCCCCGGATGATGTAACTGCGACTCTGACCTGCACGGTCAAGGCTACAAACCTTGGTGTGTCGGCCGTCGCCACTTCGGCAGCCACTGCCATTATCGGCCCGGCCTGATCATGAGCATTGTCGTCATCACCGGCCCGACTCACGGGATCAGCCTAACTACGGTTAAGGCACACCTGCGTGTCGACCATGCGGATGACGACACTCTTCTGGGTTCCTATGTAGATGCGGTTGTCAGCCACCTCGACGGCCCGAAAGGGTGGCTGGACCGGGCCATCTTCTCGCAGACTCTGGAACTTCGCCAAGACGTTTTTGACACTCCGACTCTCCTCCCTTACGGCCCGGTGTCCTCCATCACCTCCGTGAAGTACTTGGACGAAAATGGGGCGGAGCAAACGTTGGCCTCCAACCAATACTTCTTGTCGAACGCGGGCAAGTTGGAACCGGCCTACAATGTCTCGTGGCCCAATATCCGCGGCGATGTCGAGGGGGTTCGGATCAGGTATGTGGTAGGCTATTCCACCCTGCCCCCGGCTATCCTGGCGGCTATCTTGCTGATGGTCGGTGACCTGTACGCCTTCCGGGAAACTACCGTGACCGGGACGATCGCCAGCCGCATGAGCACGGCGGTTGAGAGCCTCTTGGCTCCCTATAGGGCTTGGTCTGTGTGATGGCGCTTTCCGCTGGTAAAATGGACCGGAAGATCGTGCTCCAGCGGTTCACCGAGACCTTCGATAGCTACAACGAGTCAGTGAAGACTTGGGCCACCCTGGCCACTCGTTGGGCCTCTTATGAACCCATATCCGACGGGGAAAGGTTCCGGGCTAGCGAGACGGCCGCTACCCTCTCGGCGCGGTTTGTTATTCGATACTCATCGGCGGTGGCGACCTTGAACCCTAAGGACCGGCTGACGTTCGACGGCACGACCTACGAGATTTTGCATGTGAAAGAACTCGGCCGCCGGGAAGGCCTCGAGATTACTGCAGGAGCCCGGGATGATCAGTAGCGGACATCGCGTCGGGGGTCTCAAGGAACTAGACGAAGCTCTAGGGAAACTTCCTAAGGCCACCGGCAAGAACGTTCTCCGGAGGATCGCTATCAGATCCCTGGCCCCCGTTCTTTCGTCGGCCAAGAACTTCGTTCCCGTGGACGAAGGGCATCTCAGAGACTCGCTCAAGATCACCACCCGGTTGTCTAAGCGGCAGCGCAGTATCAATGCTCGCCAAGTCGCGGAAGGCAAGGCTTCAGTTCAGCTTTACGCGGGCGCGGCCGCTCTTCCCCATG